TCAAGAGACGGTTTCGAAGAGCTAATATCTTCGATGTGGACGGCTTCCACCCAAACATTAGTCCTTCGTCGGGAACACCAGAGAAGGGTTACGACTACGCGATCAAGGATGGCGACGTTGTCTTTCGGTCGCTCGACAGACCGAGCGCAGCTGGAGCTGGGAAGTCTGTTGATAAGTGGGCTCGCATCACGGGAGCGGTCGATCGAGAGTCGTTTTGGAGCTTGGTACATGAACTGGATCCAAAAAGTGCAGCATGTAATTTCACCTCACTCCAAAAATATGTCGACTGGAAATTTGCAGCTGTGCCTCCCGTCTATGAGTCACCAGCCGGAATTAGCTTCCGCGGAGGAGATGTTGACGGAAGAGATCAATGGCTACTACAATCTGGCATTGGACTGGGACAACCACTCATAGGTATGTAAACATGGGCGGGGCCTTCCATATCGGCTGCGCCGGGCAGGGGTTCCACATTGCATCTCGGGGGGTCCCTCCCTCCGGCAGGAACCTCCCCCTCCCTCGATGCAAAGTTCTCGTGCTAACTTTGGCAGGCAGATGTATGTCAATCTGTGTATACGGAGAAAGCCGAACTGGAAAAACGCTTTGGGCAAGGTCACTCGGACCTCACATATATTGCGTTGGACTCGTCTCAGGTGACGAATGCATGAAGGCGCAAGACGCCGAGTACGCGGTCTTTGATGACATCAGGGGTGGCATCAAGTTCTTCCCTAGTTTCAAGGAATGGTTGGGGTGCCAAGCTTGGGTCACCGTAAAATGTCTTTACCGGGAGCCTAAATTGGTTAAGTGGGGCAAGCCTTCAATTTGGTTAAGTAATACAGATCCGCGGGATCACATGGAGAATTCGGACATTGATTGGATGAACAAAAATTGTATTTTCGTAGAAGTCAACTCCGCTATTTTTCATGCCAGTACAGAGTAGTAGTTGGCAAAAAATCCAAAATATCACCCTCATCATTAGAATTTCCAACAATCATGTCCACCACATACATATCTCCACAACCCATCTTCGCTGTTGTTGAAAACATGCCGGAACTAATAATTCCGCCTGTCTCTACGTCATCATAATATAACGTCTTATTAACTCCGTGCCATCTCCGATAAGTCCGAACAACCCCTGCGTCGTTGCCTGAATTAATTTGCGTGACCTTGTCGTACGCGACTGTAATACGTGCCGTGTCGATGGGGGCTGTAATCGGATCCATCCAATCACGAGGCGTGGCTGTGACGTTGTTGACTCCAAAACCCTTGAAAAGAAACCGGTAAATTTCAGAAACCATGCTAAAAGGAAGGGCTGTGTTGACCCGCTGATACTCAAGGTATCCCGTGCCATCATCGATCTGTGTGTAATATCGCTGCGCATTGGGATCAACATAATCCTGAACACCAGGGGGTAACCCCTTCATAAAAAAAACAATCCTCCTCCAACGCCATGCATTGCTAGTTGTCGTTCTTATCGTAATTTTCTCGCTGAGACCACGAATGAAAGGTGTTTGGGTCAACCGCTGTGCGTTGATTGGCATGGTGAGGTTCATGGAAGGGGTGGCGCCGGCTGACCGCGCCGTTGCATTCCACATCACCACTGCAGGTGTATCCGACGTGACTGTGAGAGCACCCACATTCGTCGGCAATGCTGGGAATGTGTTCCCAGCTATCATGGTGTCCCGCTTCTTTGTTGAGGTGGCATTGAGAACAGCCTTTCTTGACATCCGGCTTGTCCTTTTGCGGAAGGTCCTTTGGGGCCTCCTCTTGGTAATCCTGGATCTTCCTGTCGTCCTTCGGGATCTGCGGGCGTGCCGTCTCTTGGCGGGAAACCGGCGTGAACGGCGCATATTTTATTGGGAAACACGGCCCGGTGTGAATCACCTTGCAGTTACGGTCGTGTTCGAAGCGGAATGCGTAAGGAGAATGGAAAGCCATCGTCGATGGTTTCTGAAATGAGGGAGGGGGGGAAGGCCTATATATAGGACAGAGTGTCCCTCTGTCCCTGGGCTATAACATTATTTTCGCCCAGGGACTTTTTTGCGATGTCACATGATGGAGACACCTACGATCTCTACGCTCGTCACAACCCACCTGCACTACCTCCTCGATCATTCAACATCCACTGTCGATATGTTCTCCTCACTTACGCTCAATGCGGAGGACTCAGTGCTGACGCGGTTGGAGAACGCATGGCATCATCTGGATACAAGTGCGTCATTGGAAGAGAAGATCACGCGGATGGAGGAGTTCATCTGCACGTGTTCGTTGACTTTGGAGTCAAGAGACGGTTTCGAAGAGCTAATATCTTCGATGTGGACGGCTTCCACCCAAACATTAGTCCTTCGTCGGGAACACCAGAGAAGGGTTACGACTACGCGATCAAGGATGGCGACGTTGT